ACACTGTTGTTTGGTTCAATTCCAATCCGTGTTGTGATATTCTTACTGCCTTCTTTTCAGTTCATAATTGATGGCTACTTCTTCTTTTAATGTTCGTTCTCTCGTTAATGAACAGGGTCCTTCGGCTCTGGGAGTTAGCGGTTTGGTGGATGCTCACGCAACGCGTTTAGCGACGGAACAATTTGAATATATTAAACGCGCGAAAAAAGTGTGGGTTCGACAGATGCTCACTGCTGCTGATGGCGATAAATTGCAAAAGAGATTCGGTGGTGAATTTGATTTGCAGTTAACGCAAGAATTTTTTGCTCCGCATAGTTTTGCTGGTGCTATGCGTCAATGTGAAACTTTGGAATGTTTAAGTTCCTTCCCTGAGAACCAACTCATACTCGACTTTGGGGGTTCTTGGCTCTTTCACTGGCAAAGACAACACAATGTACATAGTTGCTGTCCAGTTTTAGATGCTCGAGATATGGCTCGACACCAGGAGAGATTTGTATCTATGCAAAAATGTATATCTCATAGACCTGGTAAATTCGAGGATTTCTCGGCGCCAGATTTCTGTCAACTGAAAGCTGAAGCCTGTGATGTGCAAAGCCCGTATGCTATTTCAATTCATGGAGCTTATGATATGGGTTTTGAGGGTTTGTGCGCTGCTATGCATAAACATGGAACAACCTTTTTACGAGGCACGATGATGTTCGACGCCAATATGTTGGTGTTTGACTCTGGAGTGATCGAGGATTTGAATTGTCGATGGACAAAGGAAAAGGGTGATCCATTGGGTCTTCGTGGACCGCCTTCTGAGGACAAGATACATTTCGATTTTATTGACGAAAGTACATTGTCTTATTCGCACTCTTGGAAATTTGTAAAATCTTTCTTGACTGACTCAGGATTTCAAATTGATGGAGTTCAGTATATACTAGAGCGTTGTAATATCGCTTATGGTATTATGTCCTTCAAAATTTTTGGAGTTTCGGGAGATATTCCATGCACTCGACTTAGACACTGCGTGTGGTTCCCAAAGGTTAGAGATTACGTAAATATTAACGTGCTCAATCCTCGGGATGTGCGATTGTGGTCGAAGGTCAGAGTAAAGTTAGATACAGTCAGAGAAGTCGAAGAGATTTGCTTCAGGTGCTTCAAAGAAACGAAATCTTGGGAGGAGAATTTAAAGCTCGTCGGTTCATGCCTGTCTTCTAAGTCATCCACGATCATTGTTAATGGTATGACTATGATGGCGGGAGAGAGATTAGATGTTCTGGATTATCATCATGTTGCTTTCTCTCTAATGTTATCGGCGAAAAGAAAGTTTGAGTTATTTGGTAGAGCATTAGATTCTCTTGAGTGGAAAGGCTGGTTTCATCATTTTAAGAATGCCGTTTGGCCCTGTAAAGATCTTCGAGATCTTTTCGGGGTTTACTTCCCGAGTCTGTTAAGATACTATGATAAAGTTGAGTTTGTTGAAAAACTCTCTCACTGCGAAGTATTCTCTAATGAACTTGGGGAGGTTGAGGGTTCTCGTGATCTGTTAAGTGAAGCAAAAACTCTTTCAGAGAACACTCTTTTAAAAGCTGCACTTCTTTTATCTTTAAGTAAGCACTCTACCATCGCAAAAGCTGAGCAAGAGTCCCTAAATCCAAATTCCGCAATTGTTCCTCAAGAACAAATTGTTGTTCCTGAAAATCCAAAATCATCTGAAAGCACATCTGATTGTAGTGATGACGAGTTTGATGGCAGACTTATGTTGAGGCAAGAAGCGATGAGAGAATTCAAAGCCTATATGTTGAAAATACAGGCGAATCTCGAGTCGAACTTGTTACATCTCTGGAAGCTTTGTGGAGGAGGTTTAAAGAATGATAGTCTTGTCAGTACTGAGATTCTTAAGATTCTCAAGCAGACAGACTCTCTCGTTAACCTACATAAGTCTGATGGGACCTGGTTGTTTAATACAGAAGAAGTTTATGAAGTCGGGTTCAATTCTAAGGGTCTGGGCCCAAAGGGTAATAATGAAGTTTTTATAGTTAACAAAGATTGTATTCTTAATAATTGCAAAGCTTTGGCTGATGGAGTCCCGACAACACCTCCTAAAGGTCTGATAAACCTTATGGATGGTGTTGCTGGTTGCGGGAAGACGACGGCTATAAAGGGAGCATTTGTTCTGAGTTCTGATCTGATTGTTACTGCTAATAAGAAATCTGCTACTGATATTCGAGAGTGTCTTTTCTCACAGTCACCTGACATAGGTAGACTGAAGGTACGCACCGCTGATTCTGTTTTGATGCATGGTGCTGAGAAATGTAAAAGGGTTCTTTTCGATGAGGTTAGCTTGGTGCATTTTGGGCAACTTTGCGCTATCCTCGCAATCACAGGAGCTGATGAATTAATCGGTTTCGGTGATTCGGAGCAGATTTCTTTCTGCTCTAGAGATAACCTTTTTAAACTCAAGTTTAATGCCCTCTGTGCAGATTCTTCGGATAAGCAATTGAGAACTTTTAGGTGCCCTAAGGATGTTGTTGAGTGCGCTAAAATCATGGTTAAACGTAAGCGACTCACAGACTCTAAGTATAATAATTGGTATACTACATCTAATGTGCGTAAGTCTCTAGGGTTCCATAGAGTTTCATCTATTAACGAACTACCTTTGAGACCGGATGTTCACTATCTCACTATGACTCAAGCTGACAAAGCAAGCTTGCTTTCAAAAGCAAGAGAAGTCAGATTTAAACCTCAAGTTTCAACCCTTAGTGAGATTATAAAAACAACTCATGAATCACAGGGAATTTCAGTTAAGAAAGTCATCCTTTGGAGAGGAAAGTCCACTAAATGTAACCTTTTTACTGAGGAGAAGTGGAACTATGCTCTTGTCGCAATTACAAGATGTACAGAGGAATTTAACTATTACTCTGTTGCTGATGTTAAAGGTGATTTTATTGCTGAATGTATCAATGATGTTTCTAAGTTGGTGTTGAGCTGAGTAGATAATGGTAATCCATTAGTTTAAACTGTGACTTTATACAGTAGACGTTATTGAAACGCTGATTCTTTTGAGTCAAGTTCTAACACTTTCTTTAAAGTGTAGTCGTTATTGAAACGCTGAGGGCCAAAAGCCTTCAAGTTCTAACGGTTTCTATAAACCGTAAACGTTGTTGAAACGTCGAGGGCCAAAAGCCTTCGAGTTCTAACAGTTTCTTTAAACTGTAATCGTCGTTGAGACGTTAAGTTTCT